TTCCATTGATAAGATTTTTCCTTGGATTGATTTTGCACTGAAATGTCCGCCTTCAAAGTTTGAAGCGATTTCTGCGTATGTGTATACTCCAGAATTATCATTTACAAATGTTGATAGAGTAGCTTCTTGCTCGTCTGAAAAAGACTTGCTTGCTGAAGCTGAAGCTAGTTCAACATCAAAACCCATTTTTCTCAATTTGCTTGAAACACTTCTTGTAGATGTTTCTAAGTTCTCAGCTGCTTGAGCAACAGTTGCCTGAGATATTGGTGACTCACTTCCGACGAAATCTGTTAAAGATTGAGTTCTCTCGTCTGTCCATTTTGGTAATGCCATTTAAATTTCCTCTATAAATGCTTTTATGTTTTCTATTATTGTTATACCCTTTTCGTTTGCTTGTTTAGTTTTGGAACTTGCTATTCCACTCTCATTAAATAAGATTGTAACATCTTTGGTAATGCTAGTCTTTACTACATAGCCGTTTTCTTCTAATACTTTTTGAGCGGCTGCTTTAGTAGGATAACTACTTAGTTTTCCTGATATACAAACTGTTCCCTTAGAAATTATATTAACCTGTTTTGCTTTTTTAAATTGAAAAGAAAACGGAAGTTTGTAGTATCCCTCAAAGTGAAAGCTGTTCACTAACCAATCACACAAACTCGACGCCGCTTTCGGACCCAGACCTGCCTTTGTACATATCTCTGGGGTTATCTCATTTATCGATGAGATTTGTTTTGCTAATTTATTAGAGGCACTTGAGCCAATCAGCGGTATCGAAAAAGCTGGAAGGAGAGAAGTTAGGTCTGAAGCTGTGGTACAATTTTGTATTTCTGCGTGTAGCTTTGAGCCTAGTTTTTCTGAATCCAGTAAAAAAGATATTTCTTCTTGGGTGAGTGAAAAAATATCATGATAATCGGACAAGCCTAGCTTTTCTATTGTAGCTGGACCAAGTCCTTTTATTTTTAGAGTCTTTGCAAAATGTTCAATCTTTTTAGTTGATTGTGCACTGCAATCAGATTGTTTACAGAATAGTTGGTCGTTAATCCAAACTAAAATTGAACTGCAAGCAGGGCAATTTGTTGGCGGTACTATCTCTCTCAATCTTCTTTTCTCCTAAAATGTATATATATTATATAAGATTCACAACCATTTGTCAAGAACTATTTTTGGGAAAGTCCTGCAGAATAAGCGATGAAATTTTAAAGCATTCTGTGTGTCCCCCGAACTTGACTTTGGGTTTGTAACTGTCATTTTTATACAGTTCGTGTAGCTTCTGTTCCCATTTCCACACATTGTATAAAGTATCGTGGTAAGTCCTTTGTATTCTTAAGTCGTACCCTTTAAAGCCACGACTTCGTTTTACTACATGACGCCAATCCTTACCACTAGCCATACCCACCTTTATACATTCTCTTTCAAATGTGGTTTGGTTTACTAATATAACGCCATATAAAACACCCTCTCTTTCTTTTTCAGAGGGGTGGTTGTCAAAATAAGTTTGATTATATACTCCTTTACTCACGACATTAAAGATGTAAATAGATTTCTAACTAGAAATATAAGTCCTACACCGTTTAATATAAGTAATGCCCTATCTTTCCATAGAATACTTACTACTAACCAACCTGCAACTCCCAATATGGAAAATATTAAATCATATAGTTGTAATCCTTCTATGCCTCTAATAGACATTGCCATAAGTATAAAAACACTTGCTGTCCACTTTATATACCAAGATACATCTTGTTTAGGTGTTGCGGACTTAAATATTCTTTTTGAGTTTTCTAACTCTTTCTTATCAAACTTCACTGAACCACTCATAAACTCTTTCATCTAAGTACTCTTGAGGAGTCCAGTCCTCTAGTTTTGGGTGTGGTTCCCACCATTCGAAGTCTTCAGGTATGTCGTCTAGTCCTAGTGGTTCTAATATCCACTGAGTGACTTCGTCACCATCTAGTTCTTCGAAGTCGTGTCCTCCTTGTCCGTCAGCCCATGCTACTCCTATAAAGTTTCTAAACTCATCTTCATAAGTCATTTTTATAGAAGTATCTCCACCTAAATACTCTGCTAAGCTATTTATCATAGGTATTGGAGGACTCCATGCAGAATATCCATATACATTATGTACCTCTGCCTCCTCAACATTTACCCACTTAGCTCCCATGTTTTCACAACCCCAATTATACCAACCTTCTTCGTCATAAGGAGTTGCATAAATAGGAAGTAAAGCAAAGTCCCACTCTTTCATAGTGTGTTGATTGTTTTCTCCCCATTGTCTTTCTGTTTCTACAAAATCTAACATTTCTTTTAGTTTTTGTTCTTTATTAGTTTCTATACTAATATTAAAATGTACGTTGTTTGCCATATTTTTCCTATGTTAATTTTTTCCATTTAATTATTGTGTCAATTTTTATATCGTGCCACTTTCTAAACTCAACATCATAGCATATAACTTTATTATCTACTATTGTTCTAGGAAGTTCAAAATTGTTTGTAAACTCTTTTGCTATTGTTACTTCTCTTTGTTTTTCTACATTTGTTACTAAGCACATATAAGTTAGTAAAACTATGCCTTCTTGCATAGCCTCTATTAGTTTTGTTTCATTAATCATTAGGAATACTTCCATCTTGATTAACCATTCCTAAGCAAAAGTTTTCTGCTATATCTTCTACCCAGCTTTCGCTTTTTGTAGGGTGCCACATTAAAAAACCAGAGTTACTAGTAGCAGTATCAATTAAATGAACTCCCCAATAACCTTTTTCTTTATGTTTTACCGTTGTGCCTGTTCTTGTTCCGTCTTGGTAAGTTGAATACTCTATGCAATCATCTAACATTATGTTCTCCTGTAATTATGTTATCTATTACTATAAACATATAAGGAATTCCTATCCATGCATATAGTGTTAGTAGCCACCATTCTATATTTGTCATAAGGTTCTATACCCCGCTACCCAGTTTTCAAACTCAGCATATCCGCCAATAGATTGTCCATCTACTTTGATTTGTGGGTATGTTCTTGCTGTAGGAAATTGTTTAAATAATTCTAGTTGGTCATAATCTGTTCCCAACTTAAAATAAGTAAACTCTAATCCTTTTCTTTCTGCTAAACCTTTTGCCATATCGCAATAAGGGCAGTTATCTTTTCCATATATTAATATCATTAGTCTACTCTCGCTACTATTTGGGGTATGATTTCCCCTGCTCGTATAACTTCAACTTGACAACCTATCTGTAGGTTTAAGTCTTCAATTATACTCATGTTATGTAATGTTGCTCTACTCACTGTGGCTTCTCCTATAACGCAAGGCTCTAGAATTGCAACTGGTGATACAGCGCCCGATTTTCCCACTTGCCATACTACATCTAGTAATGTAGTTATGACTCCGTCTTTCTTTTCTTTCAAAGCAAAAGAACCTCTTGGGTGATGAGAAGTATGTCCTTGTTGATTCCATGCTTTATTACTGTCTATTCTCCATACTGTTCCATCTTGTGGAAACTCCTCGTACTTCTGAGTAAGACAGGTGTCAAAAAGCCATGAGTCTAGCACTGCCATATCTTCTATGTAGAACTCTTTTATGTTCGGTTCTACACTATAGGCTACAAATAATAGCCTTCTCTTTTTAAATTGTTCTATATCTTTTAGGTTTAATGCTCCTGCAGCATAGTTCCTTGCGTTCTCTATTTCTAGTGGAGCTACTACTTCTCCTGTAATTTGTACTATCTTTTCTTCTGTTTCAATCGTTTCAGGAACTAATGTTCTCATTTTATTTGTTATCTCTAAACCTTCCTTGCCGTCCCCTCTTGTAAGAGCTAGATTTAGTACTCCGTCTATATACTGCAAACTCACAGCAGCACCGTCTAACTTAGGCGATACTACTGTGGGTAGGTTATAAACTGAAGTTGGATTCTTCTCTCCAACATATATTTTCTGTAATGAATACATGGGGAAAGCGTGAGGATATCTAATACCTGTTACAGTACTACCTACTCCTATCTCTCCTCTATCTATTGAAAGAGTATCTTCTAATCTATCATATACATCATCTGACATAATTGGATAGCCATTGTAGTATGCAATTTTTGCTCGATTCAATAGTGCCTGTAATCCTTTCATTATTTACCTATATGTTTTACTTCATCTTTTGGGATAACTTGGTATGCGCCCTTATTGTATGCTATAGATACTGTGTATTTACCACTTGCTTCTTTTTTATACGAAGAATCGCGTGCAGGGGTATACTCGCCCATAGGGGCGGAAGGGTAATAAGGGGTAGTCCTACGAGTTGTAGGCTCTGGCTTAAAAGTTTTCCACTCTTGTGCTGGTGCTTTGACAGCTTTTGTGTGTTTACTTTTGCGTTTGCGACCGTGTTGGTCATACTTGAGGTTATTCTTAATAATCATAAATATATTATACTAAATTTTTAAGGAAATGTCAAGAACTATTTTTGCTAGAGGTAGATTTCATCTAGCAGGTCTTTGAAGTTGTCTTCCAAAATTGCTTTGGATTCTGCTAGTGAAAGAATTTCTACAAGACCTTCGAAGAGTCGCTTACTATTACTAAGGTCTAATGCCATAGTAACTCCTTGTCGGGTGGGTTTCCACTCCTCATCGAAGTCCATGTAGTATTTTCTAAGGGATATATACTCTATCCCACGGAAAGTATTAATAACTAATCTTACTTGTTCTGTATCGTTTTCTTCTACTACTTTTTCGTAGATAGCTGGAGCATCTAAATCAATCATTCTTAATGACTCGGTTAAGAGGCACGATGCTCGTTACATTATCAGGGACAAGTATTCTGTAGGAATCAGTGTCCCAACAAAACAATAAGACAGTATGCTGTCCCTCTTTGGCTCTATTTCTTTTCTCTTTTATATACTGTGTAGAGAAGTCAATAGTGCATACATTGTATTTTAACTTCCTTGAGTTTTGACTTCTGTAAGTAACTATTGCGTCACCTGCATCAGCCATGCGTTTTTTAAACTCTTCTTTTTTCATTGTGCCTCCAATTTAATCCAACAAAAATATTTTGATTCTGTTAAATTGTGGTCACTTATTAAAGATGTAAAAAATCTAGGGCAATATTATCGCCCTAGAACTAAGTTTATTAACTACTTACTTGTTTAAGTTTTCGATAACAGTAGTAAAGTATACTGCTGCTTTTCCTGTAAGTTTAGATATAATGGCAGCGTCAACTTCTTGTCCAGCATCTCCAAGAGCGCTAGTAAGTTTGTCTTGTGCGTCTGCAACACTGACTCTACCACCACCAGTTGAGCCCCCTGAGGACTTAGCTGCTGGAGTCTTTCTTACATAAACACCTGCTTTAGTTAATATCATTCGAACCCCGTTTGGTGATTCGTTAAGTTCATCAGCGATGTTCTTAACAATCTCCATTGATGTTTCAGGTGTAGGTTCTTCTTCCTGATACATTTCGACTGCTTGAGCCTTCATTTCATCTGTCCAAGGCATTTTTCTTTTTCTCCTAATAATGTTGAATTTTTGTTTGTATTCGTTGATAGAATTAGTGTTGCGATACCCTGGACACCAACCAGTATCTTCGAGCATCTGTGTGTAAAATCTATCACTCATATTAACTTCTTTTTAAATATAAGTATATTATATTAAATTTATAACCAATTGTCAAGAAATATTTTTTGATGGTTAATCTAAGCTGTTTATGGCTTCTATCTTATCTCTAGCCGTTGCTATCAAATCTATCTGACTTTCTATGGCTTCGACTATATCTGCGTGTTCTCCAATTCCTACTGGGTTTCTTTCATACACCTTAATGTTAGCCTTAGCTACTTCAATTTCTCCTTCTAGTTTTTTAACTAATGCTTCTAATAAAAAATTCACTTCATTGTCTCCTCTATAAATTTTCCTATTGTGTTTATCTCTTGTTCTGAAAGCATACCTGCTTGAGCCCACATTGTAGAACTCATTGCTCCTACCTCACCTCTATTCTTATATGTGTTAAGTCTGTCAACTATGTAATCAGCTGATTGACCTGCTAACTTTGGGAATACTGCCATACCTTGTCCATCTGGTCCGTGACATGCTGCACACCCTGCCCACAAACTTTTTATTGAACTAAATTCATCAGCTGCTGCAAGGGCTTGTTTTGCTTTTAGAATGTCTACACTTGTACCATTTACTCGTACATATTCTTCATAGCACTCTCCATAACATGAGTGCCCACCTCCAACACCAGAATACTCTAGATTGGGGTAAATTTTGAGTGTAAAGAATCCAAAGATTACAGATACACCTACCATTGTCATTCCTAATTCTTTCATTGATTATGCCTTCTATGTTTAACTTTTTCTTCCCAATCTTCTATTGCATTTCTAATACTTCCTTCTGCTAGTACAGAACAATGTAATTTAATTGGAGGCAACTGTAATGCTGCTGCTATTTCTTTATCTTTTATTTGTTTTGCTTGCTCAATAGTTTTACCTGTTAACATCTCTACAAACATTGTGGAACTTGCTATTGCACTACCACAACCATAAGTTTTGAACTTAACATCAATAATTCTATCATCATCATCTAATTTTAACTGTAGTTTCATTACATCACCACACGCAGGAGCTCCAACCATTCCTGTTGCAACCATGGGGTCTTTAGGGTCAAAACGACCTACGGAATGTTTCTTAGGATTTGCTAAGACACTCTCGAATCGTTCTACTACTTCTTTACTATACGCCATTTTGATTCAAAACTGCATCGCAAAATGACACGCAAAAGCTCTTTCTTAATCTGTCAGAAAGTAATGCTGGGCTTATAGGAATAAGTATAACCATGAAGCCAATTATCATAACAAAAAAAGCTATTACTTTCTGTTTAATTAGAGGATTTGTAGGGTCTATCTTTTTTATCATATGATAACTTGGTCTATACAATCTAAGCATAGCTAACGCCACGCCTGATATATAAAACGATAAAAAATATTCCATGTTGTTTTCCCTATGCTCACAAATACTTTTGTAAGTGCTTAAGACTTCCCATTTCATACGAGGCTAAACAATATTGTTTTCCTGCATAAGATAGATGAGGAAAATAAGTATCTTTTAAATCTTCTTGTGTGCACTCTATTGTATACACAAGATAAGTATTAACACTTTGTTTTTCATCTCTACCTAGTAGTCTTTGTACTATTGCTGGATAGTTCTGTCGAACTGCCCAAATTTTTTCTCCAACTTCAAATTCTTCTGCTACACACTGTTCGGGTAGCATTGCATCTCTTCTTCCTTTATAATCAGTCATAGCAAGTTTTTGGGGTATACCCAACCTATCTATGATTGCTTTTATAAAAGCAGGAGAGCGATATAAACTTTTAGCTATGTCAGAAATATTACTGCCATCTAAATAGAAGTTTACTACTTGTTTGATTTCCATTTCAGTAGCACCCTTACCTTTGTTATAGGCTTTTCTTCTTTCTCTGAACTCGATTGTTTCTAAATGTTCTTCTATAATTCTAGCTAATCGTGTCGTATTATAACTTATATTTAATATACTACATGCTTCTTTCTTAGTTATAGGTTTTTCACTATTTAATAAATTTATTACATGAGCGACATTTGTTTCAGTTAAATTCTCATGCTTTCTAGTTTTTATCATAGTGTTCTGCTCCTAACAACATTATTGTATAATGCACTATCTTTAATAAATCATCAGGATTATGTCCATTCTTTTTACCATATCGTTGAGCATATTTAATTATATTACCAATACAAAATCCTTCTCCATGACCTGCATCAAAAATGAACTCAGTAGATTGTATTTTCTCTTGGGAATAGTGTTGTTTATATGTACCATTGATGTGGTTACTAATCCAGTTTAATACTTGTTCTTCGTTAAACTTATTCATTATGTTCTAGTAATCCTTTTTTCGTAATCTGCATAATCTTCATTCCACCAACTGGGCTTAGGGCGGTGTGACCATTTCGCAAATGTAGCCTTATCAAGATGATAATAGTCTCTATACGATTGTATTGGATTATCATAATCTTTAAGGTCATCTGGCATAGCCAAACCAAATTGGGTAAAGCCCAGTCTGGGAATATTAACTGTTTCGGGTAGTTTATTTACTACTTCAACGATTGACTTGTGTTGTTTGCCATATCTGTAATGATACTCATCATTCAATGCATTAGCATAACAATGCGTCCACTCATGATTATCTAATGAACACCTTGCCCATATTGTGCATGGGTGGTTGTACATCATTGGTAAGTATGGTGTGACTGGTCTCTCGGCAGGAGGAAGATGTTTAATTAATGCTTTCTCCTTGTTAAGAACTTCTCGTTCTTCTGCGTTCAAAGCTCTAGGAACAAAGCCTAGATACTTGTCAATCCAGATAGTAGTGCAAAGTATTTGTGCTGCCTCGAGAGGCATTTTGACAATATGTTTGTCAACATGATACTCCGCACACTTATCTAAATCTTCATCTAAGTAAAATAAATTCATCTTATCCAACACTTGTAACCACTGCATTCTTTAGTGTTCTTACGACCACCACAGTGTTTGCAGTATTTGATAAATTTTTTGATGTCTTGTAATTTTTTCATAAGTATATTATACTAAAATAATAAACAAATGTCAAGAAATATTTTTTGCTACTTAGAATTTATCTTGTCTTTGGCTGTTCCAGCATAGAGTCCGAACCAAGCTGCGCCTGCTCCTACTATAACTGAAATTAAACCAGACTGTTCTAATGTTGGGTCTGTTAAATCCATAAACCACATAGTTGAATAGTAAAGTAAAAATATGTATATACTTAAGAAAGCTCTTGGGAATATTCTCCAAGAGTCCACCATATTCGATAAAAATATCCAACGCTGCCATGGATTATCAGGCTCTTTATTAGCTTCCATTTCGGTAATCTTTGCTTTAAGATTACTGTTTTCGGTTACGAGTTCCATAAACTTATTAAGGTCTATTTCTACTTCGTTTCGTGACATATCGCCACTGAATCTTTCATCAGCCATTTGCCTTATCCTTTGCTTTTCCGATGTTTAGAGCTAACATATCTATAAACTTATAGAGTTTGCCCATCCATTCATCGTCCTTGGGTGTTGGTGTTGACGCCGCTATTATACTTGCTATTGTTACTATCATAGTAATATATCCTACTAAATCTACTAACATATCTATTTCCTCTTTTTCTTGGGTTGAAGTTTTAATAACTCCTTCTCAAGTCTTGCCCTCTGTTTAGGGTATTTTTTGATTTGTTGTTTTAACAACATCTCTAAACTTCGTTTACTTACTGTCATCAGTTGTAGCTTCTGGCATTGTAACTTTTCGATAATATACTACTACATCTTTCAGTTCTGTAATATATCTTTTAAGTTCTTGCATATTATATGCCATTATCTCATAGTCTGGTATGGATAATGCTAAAAATACCAACTCTCCTTCTTGTTCTTCAATCAATGCTAGTTGCTCTTCCCAGTTATCTGGATTTACTACTACCCATTTTGGGTCTTGTAGTTGTATAGCCCTAGGCATTACCGGTTGAATAATATTTCTTTCTATCGGTTTTGCTGAAACTTCTATTTGTTTAGTCGGAATTAGACTGCAACTGCAAGCCATCATCAAGACCATCAACGGTACCGCTGAGTTTCTCGATGTCTTCCATAATGTGTTTTGTTCCATTATTAATTTTCCTTTGCATTTCTACTGGGTCAGCAATGATTTTTGCAGCCAGTTCGTAGTTTTGTATAAACTGAGTATATCTATTCAGTTCTCTTTGAGCAGCTTGACTTTTAACAGTCATCTCTTGTAGAGATTCGGTCTGTAAAAGAAAGTCTGCCTGTAAAGCAGCGATAGCTTCTTCTTGTGTAGCGATAGCGCCCTCAAGTTGAAGATTGTTTGCTGCTAATGTTTGGTTTTCGGTGTATAAATAGTAGCTTCCTATTCCTAGAATTACTACTACACCCATTAACATTTGATTCATAATTGTGTTATCCTATAGTTTAGTCCTTCTGCTCCACTAATTTCTATCAAATCACCATCTTCTGTTATGAATGATACAAATTTTGGTTGTTTCTTTATAAACTTTTTGACTATATATTCTTGGTCATCTGAGTCGCCCCAAGTAGAATTATAACTTACTTTTATACTGTAATAAGTTATAAATAAACTTTTTAACCAAAACCAAAAGCGTTGTATACCATGCCAGATTTTCTTCAATCTTTCAGACATGTTCCCACTCTTGTCCTTGCCACAGAAGTGCTTCAGCTTCACGCCTACGAATAAGTCCTTCTAGAACTTTACCTCCTGCTTTATTCCATCTTTTGATTTGTACTGGAACTCCCTCATAATCGCCTTGATTTACTACTTTCAATAAAGTAGACGCTTTGAGATTACCTGCACCAAGATTAAACACCCAAGAAACTAGGGCGTCAAATTGATTTTGTGATAATGGAACTGTAACTAAATCATTGATATAGTTTTCATACTCTTCCATTTCGTGTTGAAGCATTGATTCTGCTTCAGATTTTGTTATTGTTTGTCCTTCAAATACATCTTTAATATGACCATATCCTATAGTCCATACTCCAGCTGCGCACTTGTAAGCTGTTAACTCACAACCTTCAAAGTTTTTAATAAGGGCTAAGCCCTCGTTTGAAATTCTCATAATGTAAAGCTTTCTCCACACCCACACTCTGCTGTTGCATTGGGGGTTGATATTACGAATTGTTCCTGCAACCCGTCTTCTATGTAATCAATGTTTATTTCTTCCACAAAAGATAAGGTCATTGGGTCGACTGCAATTTTCTTATAGAATATCTCGTCGCCATCACTAGGATTGTCTTCATAGTTTAGTTCCCACATATAACCATTACAGCCTGCGGGTTTCATTAATAACCTCACGCCCCACACTTGGTGTGAGGCGATTCGGTCGTTTATTTTTTCTAAAGCATTAGAACTTAATATTAACATAAGCCTCCTCTCTCAACTCGGCTTAGTTTATAAATTCCATACTTGACATACATACTTTAGACGATAGGAGCAACTGCTAACATGCAGGTTGCTACTAATAGAATCAGAGTTGCTGCTTCTATCATATCTGCCCCATCGTTTCTAATACTTTGCCTTAGTTTAAGAACTATTGTTCTCATAAATATCTCCTATTAGAAGATATTAGTTAATCTCCAATACCTTCCTTGTTGAGTTCGGAGTTCTAGACAAAGCGATTGTCAATAAGCCATTTGCTTTTTCGACACTGTCTACTTTTAAATCAGCGTTAAGTATAAACTTACGCTCAAAAGATTTAAGACTGAGTCCTTGATGTACGAACTGCTCGTTTTCACCAAGTTTTCTTTCCTTATTTCCCTTAACCAGAAGAACTTCACTTTCGTGAACCACTTCGAGTTCTTTCTTACCCCAGCCAGGCACTGCAACTTCTATTCGATAACTGCCTTCCTGTCTGTTTTCGACTATGTTATATCTTGGATATGATGTATCCGTGTTGTTCACAAGCCACTGGTTATCCATACCAAGCCAAAATTTACTAATATCAATCGTCATTTATATTCTCCTAATATCACTTTCGTTAATACTATGCCCACCCTTTCGGTATGGACGCCATTCGTAAGCAGACCTATTCTGCCTACTT